AGACTCGATACCGTCGAGCTTCTTCTTGTCGTCAGCGCTCATGAGGCCGGCCGAGCTCTGCGTCGCATTCGAGTAGGTTGTGTTGTTGTCGGACCCCCAAACCGCCGTCCCGTCTGCGCTCCATCGGAGTATCTGACCGGACGAACCTCCAGCAGGTATGTGCTTGTTCCCGGCCGTGGTCGGGTGGGTGTAGACCGTGTTGGTCGGGACGACCCACGTTCCGTCACCACGCAGGAAGCTGGCCTGCTTGCCAGCAGCAGGGGCGGGGACGAGGCCTGACGCTCCCGCCGCGCTCGACGTCGCACCGGTCATCGCCGAGTATGTCGTGTTCGTGTCCTGCGTCGTGATCGTGCCGGTGTCGCCGTCGCCCTTGGTGTAGGTGATGACCTTGCCCGACACCGACAGCGCCTTGATGTAGGTGTCGGCGATGTTCTGACCGCTGCCGTCATTCGTTGCCTTCGTGGCCGTGGATGCGTTCCCAGAAGTGTTGTTCTTCAAGGTTGCGAGCGTGCTCGTCTTTGTGGTGTAGCCGCTCGTCACGCCGGACTGGCTACCGGCGGATACCGTGCTGTAGAGCGTCCACAGACCCGTCGATCTTGCAGCCCGAGTGCCTTCGGAGATCACGTCGAAGTGCAGCTGCTGGTATGCGGAATCGCACACCGCCCACAGCTCGACCACCGTCGGGCTCGCGCCCGTGTTGTACGCCAGCATGAACTTGCTGGTGTCGATGCCGCCCGCCGCATACTCCCATGTCAGTTGCGCGTTATCGAGGTATCCTGACGAGTTCGTCCTGAAGTGCGCCGTCAGGATGCCCAGCTTGGTGTTCGAGTCGCCGTAGCATGCGCTGACCTTGAACGTGATGCTGTAATCGGTGTAGGTAGCCGAGACCGACGCGCTGGCTACCTTGTAGTACGGGTTCGTGGTGGTCGAGGTTGACTGCCCGACGATACACCCGCGCCTCACCGCTTTGATCGAGGCGTTCGCGCTCCCGTCGAACGACGCGGAGCCCACCACGTCTCCGGAAACCGCTACGGTGCGTGCTGTTGCCAGCTTGGTGGCGGTAGCTGCCGCCCCTCCCGCCGATGCCGATCCGGCGTAGTTGTGCGTGTGCGATGAAGCGGACTTCCCGTTCAGCTGCGTCTGGATGTTCGAGGTCACGCCGTCGAGGTATCCAAGCTCCGTCGATGTTACCGCGCTCACGGCTACCTTCCCGGAGCTGTCGGAAACGAGGGCGCGGCTGGCCGTTAGGTTGCTCGATGCGATGGTGGTCGCACCGCCTGTGATGGTCGCCTGCTTCCCGTTCAGCTGCGTCTGGATGTTCGAGGTCACGCCGTCGGTATAGTTCAGCTCGGCGGTGGTTGAGGTGAGCCCGTCCAGCTTGTTTATTTCCGCAGTGGTGGCGGTAACGCCGTCCATGATGTTCAGTTCCGCAGCGGTTGCGGTCAGGTCGCTGATCTGCGAGACGGTGTGATCGTGGCCCTTTGCTGCTGCGTCAGTGATTCCGTAGCCGCTCAATGTGGTGGGGTTGCTGCCACCGGTCACATGGCCCTGCGCGTTCACGGTGACGCTCTTGTACGTCCCTGCCGTGACCCCGGAGGACGGGTGCGTGTACACCGTATCCTGTGCGGGGATGCCCAAGGCCGTGATGTCGGACTTCGCCACCGCTGATGCTGCAGTCACGTGGCCCTCGGAGTTCGTCGTGATCTTGTAGAGGCCGGAGCTGAACGCGCTGCCCTTGTTGGTCACTGCGTGCTTGTAGGCTGCGGCGCCCCTGTCGCCGCGATAGGCGGTCGAAGAGGTCTCACCGAGCGCGAGTGACGCGCTTATCTCCACGTAGGCCGAACCGCTCCAACGGTAGGTCAGGTTTGTCGCGGTGTCGACGTATATCTTCCCGGCCTCTCCGGTGGAAGGGAAGTTCGCCTTGCCGCTGTATTCCAGAACGTCGTCGACGTAGCTCGGCAGGTTGGCGGACGATATCGTTCCCGTGATGGCGCTTGCGTTCACGGACTTGATGTCAGCCGCCGTATGCTCGTGGTCGGCGTTCGCCTTGCCGTCGAGCGCGGTCTGCAAGCCGTCGACGTTCTCGATGACGTGGTTGTGCGAATCGTCATTCACGGAGATAACGCCGCCGGAGACGGTGACGTCGCCGCCCGACTTCACCAGGCCGAGGGAATCGCCCGCAGCAGAATACGTCGTGTCCTTCGCTGCGATGGTGATCTTGTCGGAACCAGCGTCGGCCGTCACGGTGACGTTGCTGCCGGCGGCGATGGTCAAGGTGTCGGTAGCGCTGTCGGCCGCCACCGTGGTGGAGCCGACTGCCACGCTCGAGAACGCGTTTTGGTTGACGTAGGCAGTATGCTCGTGGTCGGCGTTCGCCTTGCCCGATAGCTTCGAGTCGATCTCCGATTCGGTGTAGTACCTGTCGTCGTGCGAGTGCTCGCTCGGCGGAAACGTATCCGGTTTTCCGGTTATCGAACCCCAGGTGTGCGAGTGTGACTTGTCGGACTTGCCTTCGAGGTCTCTCTCGGTGACGTCGGCCGATATGACGCCGCCGCGTATCCTGATGCCATCGCCGGCGGCATAGGAGATTCCGCCGGAGGATCCGCCAGAGCCGCCCGATTGCTTCGATGCGGCGATCTCGCCTATCTCGTTAGTTACCCGTGGGATTCCGTCATCGTCGATCTTCACGATGACCTTAGCTACCGATGCGGTTATCGACCTACCGGAGCCATCTGAAACGATCCCCACGATGTCGTCGACGTCGAACGCCGCGTCCTCCGGGAGCGACAGCTTGCTTGATTCGGACCATTGCAGATCCTCGAGCTTCTCCGTGCCCTTCTCGATAAGCTCGTCGTCCTCGGCGCTGCTGTAGTCGTAGACGTCCTGAACCTCGTCGAGTCCGAAGAGCGTCTGCGTGCGACTCACGTTTCCGCTCGCGTCAGCGTACAGGTGGACGACGGTGCGCTCCGAAAGCTCTCCCTTGCCAAGGCAGATCAGGTGATTCACGGGAGTTCCCCACTCTACCTCGTAGCCGTACCGGCACGCCTCGTCGGTGTCCACGTGGACGCCTATCGGGGCTGCGTAGAGCGTCGGCTTGCGCCCCGGCTGCTTGTCGATCTTCAGCTTCGCACCGGACGATTTGAGCATCTTGCGGAACCCGCTGTAGCAGTCCGTGAAGCGCTCGAACTGGTGCGATACCTCGATCCCGCTGTCATCGGCGGACGCGTCGAATACGCCGGCAAGCCCCACGTATTCGAGGACCCTTCCCATGACTGCGTTCGCCTCGCCCGATACCGTAACGTAGTCCTCGCCGGAAGCTGGGCATATGAACGTTGAGCCGAGCATCCCGTGCCAGGTCACGCCCGTTGCGGAGTACACCGGCGTGTCTCCCGTGGTCGATTCCTTGCCGCCTCGCACGATTCCGCCCCACTCGGTGTCGTCGATGTAGACGAATGACAGCGCATCAAGCTGCTTGTCGATGGGGAGCGTCAGCTTGAAGTCGTTTTCCTCGCTGCCGTAAGCAAGATCGAGGCTGTACGCCTTGATGATTCCCTGCTCCGTTCCGTCAGCGTCTGTATACACAAGGTCTATCACGATCCCCACCTCCTCTCGCTTCTCTGCTCGTACAGAACCACGTCGCACGCGAACGATCCGTCCCGCGATACAAGGTTCTCGCCCGGCGGGACGAGCGAGAACACGTACGACCCGCTGCCTTCGCGCTGCACCCCTCGTCGCTTTGAAAACACGTTCTCGGCGTTGCCGTAAACGTCGAAGAGCGTGATCGTCTTGTCGATTCCGTCTATGACGAGCTTGCCGCCGCCCTTCACCTCGGCCTCCACTTCGTAGCGGTTGTTCCCGATGATGATGTACGGGCTCGATGCCGGCCCGTAGACGGTTATGCTGGCAGGCGCGCCCATGATTCCCGGGTTCTCGATGTAGGACGCATCCTTCGACGACCCTGCGAAGTTGTACTGGAAGTTGTACGGGAAGTTCAGGCCGTTGCCCGTCCCGTCCTTAGCCAACGAGTAGCTATGCTCCTTCGTCCATACAGGATCGTCTGCGAGAAGGCCGAGCTCGTACTTCGCCGCCTTTCCGGTTACCCAGTAGAGGTCCTTCCGCGAGTAGACGACTATGCACTTCAGATACCATCCATCGACGTAGAGCCGCCCGGGCTTCTCCGCGATAGCGTCCTTCTCCATGATCTCGAACAGCGCATTGCGAAGCTCCAGGCCGTGCGATTCCGTCTGCCCGACGATGATGAGGCTGAACGGGATCGTCCGCTGCGCCCGGTAAAGCCCTGCTGTCCTCCCGTTGAGCGTAGCGGCCGACCACTCCCAGTTCGCCAGCTCCCCGCTGTCGCACCAGATGCCGCCTCCGTGGAGGTCGAGCGTTTCACCGAGATGGTTCACATAGCCGACTTTCTTACGCATACTTCCTCACCACCCTTGCGATCTCCCTATCGTCAGCCTTGACCGTGATAATGATCGGGCGCCCGTCTTGGCGCGAGAGGGCCGCGTTTACGGCGTTGTACACGCTCTCCTCGGTTATCCCGCCAGTCTGCTCGACGGTTACGTTTACGCCCCTGGATGCGGCCTTCCCAACGGAGGCGTTGACCGTGATGTTCGCGCCTAGCGTAACCGGTGATTCAAGGGCTTCGGCAACGGCTCCGGATACCTGCGTCATTGTTTTCTTCAGAGCAGGTATCTGCGACTCCACCCCGTAGGCGAAGTTCTGGACGACGTGAGCGCCCCATTCGGCCTCGCCCTTGCCGCCGTTGCGCAGCGGGCCTTCTTTAGGAACCGTGTGGCCGAGAATTGATTTAACCGCGTCTGCGAGCGATGTTGCAGCGTTTGACACCCAGTCTATCGCGCCTCTTATGCCCGCCGCGAAATTCTCTGCAAGGTGAGAACCCCAGCCTCCTGCGTTACCGTTCTGCGACTGCATGCCGCTTCCGGCGGAGTTTGCTATGGTTGTTCCTGATGCCCTGGCGTTTCCAGACCTGCTTCCAACTCCTGATGCAAACTGTCCACCGAGGGCCGAACCTGGAGCCGTCCCATTGCTCGTTCCAAGTCCAGATGTTGCGCTTCCTGCAACAAGCACTCCCTGTACGTGGGCGTTCTGGCTCTGCCAACCTACGCCTAGTGCAAAATCAGACCCTGTATTTGTGCCTGGAGTTAACCCGTCTGCCGTGCCAAGCGCATTTGTCGCAGCATCGGCGTTGATTATTCCGGCTTCATTGGTCTTCGTGACCCCAGCGGCAAGCTGGTTAGCGAATGCCGCCACGGCTTCGTCTCCTTCAATACCAGCCTGGGCCGCGGCTGCGTTGAACTGTTCGAGGGTCATTCCCGTTACTTCGAGCGCTGATGCAACAGCTAAATCCTTGCTTGCTGCTAGGGACGAAGCGTAGGCGTTTCCGCTAGCCTGTCCTGATGCGTTGTATTTCTCTGCCTGCTCTGCGCTCAACGCTCCAGATGCCGCAGCAGCCGCGGCTGCCGCCTCGGCCTTTGTCGCGCCATTCGCCAGGGCGTTAGCGTAGGCCGTCACCGCCTTGTCTCCCTCAATGCCGAAGTAGGCGCAGTCAGCTTGTATCTGCTCGACGGACGCGCCGATCATCTCCGCAGCTGCCGCGACCGCCTGCCTCGCACCATCGCTCATTCCTGATGCGTATTCCGCTGCGGCGTTCGATCCTTCCGCCCCTGCGACGATGCCGAACTCTTGCAGCCTCGCCACGATGCTCTGGATGCTGCCGCCGTAGGACTGCGCTAAAGATGTAAGCTGCTCTTCAGACAGGCTGGAAAGTTCGTAAGTCGAAACCCCGCACTCCTCCAGCGCCGACGCGAAATCGTTCACGCTCTGGCCGGTGTTCGCAAGCGCATTCGCGACCGCGGCATTCGAATTGGCCCATTCGGCTATCTCGGACGAGGACGAGCCGATCGCCGCCCCGAGCTCTTCGATGCGCTTCTCGTACGCCGACACCGTCTCGCCGGTGGCGTTGTACTGTTCGCGCGCGTCAACAAGGGCGTTGTAGTTCTCGGTGATGGCATCGTTGATCTTCTTCTGCTCGGCGACGGTCTTGCCCGACTTCGATGCGATGAGGTCGCTTCTCTCCTGTTCCAGCCTGGTAATCTCGATGAGATCCGCTTCCTGCTGTTTGTAGAGGTCTTTGAGGCCTTCGCTCGCAGCCTCGTAGCGGAGCCTGTCCTGCTGCGCCGACACGACCGCGCGGATCGCGTCTACCTGGCCGTACAGCGCGCCGTTCGCGTCGTTCGTGAGCTGGAACGACGTTCCGCAAGCCTCGTTGACCTTGTTCAAAGCGTCTTGGAGCCGGGATTGCTCCCCGGCCGTCAGGCCCGATTTGGCCCCAAGCTCCTCGATCACGCCCATGTACGATTCGAGCATCCCGGCTTGGCTTCCGGCCTCGTTCATGCTGTCGTTCAGAGAATCGGCAAGGTCTTTGTGGGCCTGCGTCAGCTCGTCGGCTTTCGCGCGGATCTCGTCCGCTGTTACGGAGTAATCGCTTGCCGACGACTTCGCAGAGTCGAACCCTGCTTGGAGCCCGTCGAGCGACGATTTGAGCGATTGGCTGGCCTCGTCCACGCTCCGCTGACGCTCCTCGGCTTTGGCGTTCGCGTCGACGAACTCCATTATCTTGCCGACGGCGGCCCCGACGGCTACGACGAGAAGGCCGACGCCTGTCTTCGCTATGGCCGATTTCAGCTTTCCGAGCGCCGCCGATGCAAGGGTCGTTGACGCGGCCATATCCTTCGCGCTCGTGCTGAGCTTCGCAATGAGCTTCGCCGCTCCCTGTATGCCCCTTCCGACGCCGCCGACGACGGGTATCAGCTTCGACAGGATGGAAAGCGCGGGGCCGAGGCCGGCGACGAGCGCGGCGGTCTGTATGACGTTGTGCTGCTCCTCTTCGCTCATGCTCGAAAACGCCTCGGCTGCGTCTCCTACTATTCCAGCGATCTCCGTGACCGTCGGGGCGAGCGCGGTTCCGATCTTGATTGCCGCCGTCTCGACGGCGCCCTTCATCTCCTCGATGGCCCGCGCGCTTTCGCCCATTTGCGAGTCCGCCAAGCGCTGCGCGGCCGTCTGGTCGTTCGTCGCCGCCGTGTACTTCTCTATCCCCTCGCGTCCGAGGTTCGTCATGATGAGCGCTGCACGGCTCGCGTCTGACCCGAAGATCGTCTGCATGGCGGCGTCCTTCTCCGCACTCGAGAGGTCTCCCAGCTTGTCGGTCAGCTCTTGCGCGACACCTGCCGCATCGAGCATGTTCCCGTTGCCGTCGCGGACGTTGATTCCGAGAGACTCCATCTTCCCAGCCGCTTCGTCGGTCGGCGCGGCGAGGCGCTGGAGCATGGTTTTGAGCGACGTTCCGGCATCGCTTCCCGTTACTCCAGCATCTGCGAAAGCGCCGAGAACGGCCGTGGTGTCCTGGATGCTCCACCCGGCGCTGTTCGCTTGCGCCGAGACCTGCGACAATCCTTGCGTGAGGTCTGACACGTCAGCGGAAGAAGCAGCCGCTGCTCCGGCAAGAGCGTTCGCTGCCTCTCCCGTCTGGTCTGCCGAAAGGCCGAACGCCCCCATCGCTTGAACTACGGTGTTCGCTGCGTCGGCAAGGTTCATGTTTCCGGCTGCGGCAAGGGCCATCGTCGTGGCCAGCGCACCGCCTTTGATGTCAGCCTCGGTCAGGCCGCCCTTGGCAAGCTCCACCATCGCGTTTCCGGCTTCGGTCGCGCTGAAAATCGTGTCTTCGCCTGTTTTGAGCGCGAGCTGTCGAAGCTCCTCCATGTTCGCGTTCGGGTCGTTCAACGCGCCTGCGACCTGGCTCATGGAGGTCTCGAAGTCGGAAGCAAGCTGGAATGCCGCCGCTCCGGTCGCGACGACCGCCGGCGTGAGCGTGTGCGTCATGGTCGATCCCGCTTGCGACATGGCCCTGCTCGCCGGTTCGAGCTTGGCAGCGAAGCTTTCCACTACCTTGCCGGCCTTGTTCAGCGTCGAGTCCGCGAGTTTCTGCTGCACCATCGATTCCGTGAGCGCCTGCTTGTAGGATGTCAGCCTCTGCTCGGTAATTACGATGTCGGATTGCAGCTTCGTCCATTGCTCGTGCTGTTGGTCGGGGTTGACAGGCCCTATGAAGCCGTCCGTCATCTCGTAAGCTAGCTTCTGCTCTGCCTCCTTCAGGAGTTCGAGCTCTTTTACCGTCGCGCCGATAGCCTTCTGGTAGTCTTTCTGCTGCTGGGCGAGAAGCTTCACGTTGCCGGGATCTAGTTTCAGAGCCTTCTCGACCAAACGGAGGTCGGTTTTCACCCCGCTGACCTCGCTGCGCACCTTGCGCAAGGCGCTTGAAAGGCTCGACGTGTCGGCTCCGAGTTTGACGGTCAAGCCTTTGTATACGTCTGCCAATTGCATTCACCTCCTTTGTTTATCCAAGCAATTTGTCGATGTCCTCCTGCGTTGCGTCGCGCACGCCGTCATTACCCGTCCCGTCCGCAAAGGCAAGGTCGGTGTACGCTATGAAGTCGCGCATGGTCATGCGGCGGACGTCCTCAACCGAGAATCCGATCCGCACGAGCGCCAAGACGTTTCGCCATGGCGTCCATTCGTCTGGCGATCCATTTCCTGATGCGCCCGGTCTTTTTGTGACGAAACAGCTCGGCCAAGATGGCCGAGTCGATCACCTCCAGCGCGCTGGCATCGCCGAGCGCAAAGGATTTCGGGTCGAACTCGCGCAGCCATGAGGCGTAATCGGAAACGCCGCCGTCGTGCGTTTTGCACATGGCCCATGCGACTTGGAGCAGGATTGACATGTCGGGCGTTCCGCCCTCGTATGCCGCGAGAACCGCTTTGAAGAGGTCGCCGCCGAACGCCTCCCGGTAAACCAGGAACGTGTACGGCGACCCCTGCATGGTCACTTCGCGGTCGTAGATGACCGTCTTTATCATTACGAAGAAGCCTCCGTGAAGGACGGCGTGAGGACGGAATCGTAGAACCCGCTGTAGGCCGTTTTGTTGGCCTCGCTCTTCTCGATGGACAGCTTCGTGACCTTCTTGCCGCCGATCTCCTCGGGGATCATCGTCACGGCCAGCTTCTCGGTGGTCGGGGAAGCGCTGTCCTCGGTGGTCTTGTTCTCGTCGCTCGGGCGCTCGGCCGTCACGTTGTAGAACACGTTGAGGCGATCCTTCGCGTCTCCCTTGACCTTGAAGAGCAGGGCGAAGGGCTTTGGCACGGCGTCGGCGATCTCCACGAGCGCGCCGTTCCTGTCGACCTCCCAGCCGAAGATCGCGACCTTGACGGAATCGGGGATGAGCGCCATCTCGAGATCGCCGGTGTAACCGGCGTTGGTGACGCAAGTGTAGTAAGCGCCGTTGTCGGCGAAGAACTTCTCGGTGCCGCCCTCGGGGGACGTGGAAAGGCTCACCGCGCCGGGAATCTTGGTGATATCGCCATAGGTTCCAGGGCCGGTAAGCGGAGCGATGGCCACGTCGGAGAGGCCGAACCGCACTTTGTTGGTTGCTTCGTTTGCCATATGTCATCCTCCTAGATTGTGTCGAAGTAGTAGGCGACCAGGAAGTAATCCCCCTGGTCGCCCGTCTCGTTGGTCGAATATGTGATCTGGTTTTCCGAAAGCGCCCGCTCTATCGCCGCCTCGCCGTCGTCGTTCTTTCCCTCGCTGTACAGCTCCACGCACCAGCGTGGGACCTTCGCGTAGTTGGAGTTGTCCGCGTAGGCGTCGTTCCTGCCGGACTGGAAGAACACGACGTACGGGAGCGGAGGCGGCTTGGCCGGCGCCCATTGGCGGTACGCCACGGGCATGCCGGTCGATTTGAGCATGGCGAAGACGTCTTTTCGCTCCATCATCTGCCGAGCTCCCTCATAATCGTTTCGGCGCCAGTCTCGTACGCCGGCTCGATGTGCCGGTGCGCGGGCACGCGCTCGCCGGTGTCCACGCCGTGGACCCACTTCTCGTGTCCGAACTCGAGCAGGTGCGTGAGCGACGGCTTGGAGACGTTGTAGACGCGCACGTAGTAGCCGCCGAAGCGGTCATATTCGGTGCGCATTCTCCATCCGGCGGCGTACTTGCCGGTCATTCTAGGGTCGGCGGTGCTCTGGAGCTGCTTCTTGCATGCGTTCCCGCCTTTCTGGACGGCCTTCTTCGTATCGATCGTGCATTGCTCGAAGAAATCGTCCAGGATGCCCTCGAACGCATCGCCGAAGCCGGAAGCGTCGACGTATACTCCATTGCTCATGTCCTTACCTCGCATCTCATGACGATCTGCTCGTTTCGGAATCCGACGTTCTCGATGCTGGTGATGTCAAGCGCCTTGCCGCGCCAGAGCACCCGGGCCTCGCGCGTGTCCACCCCGTCGAACACGGGATGGTAGCGCGTGAACAGCTTGATCGTGTCCTGCGCCTGGACTGCCGCCGCCTGCCAGAACTCGGTTGAGCCGAGGCTGGACATGCGCGCGTAGCCGCGGTAGACGGTCGCCCACTCCACGGAGACGTCCCCGCAGTCGTTCTGGACCGTCTGCTGCCTCTGCAGCTCGAACGGCTGGTCGTAGTCCATGTGCCCCACCTCCTAGATCAGGTTGAAGTCGTGGCACGACAGGATCGACTCTGCCGCTCGGTTCACGTTCGACTTGTCGACGTACAGGGACCTGTTGTCGTACATGTCGCGCGCAAGCACCAGGACGGCGATCGCGATGTCGGGGTGCTCGTCCGCGTAAGCCGCATCGATGCCGCACCTCTCGTACACGTAGGAGAGGGCGGCGTCGTATGCTGCCGAGACGGACTGCATCTCCAGATCGTCCACGTAGTCGGGATCGAGGCGCAGATGGCGGAGCAGGACGTTATTCGGTATCTGGCTTGCCTTCAGGCTTTCCAGCGTTTCGTCTGCCACTGGCCTTCACCTCCGTGACGGGGTACCCGCTGGCGATCATCTTCTTTCCGACCGCAGCGGGCACCTCGATTTCCTGGCCCTTGCCGGCGTTTCCGAGAACGCCGGAAAAGGACTTGTTCACGAGCAGCTTCATTACGCAGTCGCCATCTTGAGCTGCGCGATCGCCTGCTCAACCTGGATTTTCGCGTCTACCTCGACGAAGCCGAGAACGCCGATGGCGTGCTGCGGCGCGTAGAGCTCCTGGAGAACCTGGATGGTCGGCTGCTCGGCGAACTTGACGGCGAGGCCGCTGAAATCGCCGTAGTAGATCGCGGTCTTGCCAGCTTCAAGGCCGGTCATGTTGTCGGATGTGTACACGGGCTTGCCGAGCAGCGTCTTGCCGAACGGGGCGGTAACGTCGTCCTGGAGCAGGTATCGGTCGTTGCCGTCCTTCAGCTTGCGGATCGCGGTTCGGGTCGCGCGGGACATGATCCACATCGCCCCGGCCTGGTAGTAGTCGATAACGGAATCCTGCAAGTCGATCAGCTCGTCCGCCGTGATAGCGGTGGTCGCGGCGGCGGTGACGGTCTGCGTGCACGTGGAAAGGCCGCTGACCTTGCTCGAAGTGCCGACGAGCAGCTCCTTCTCGAGCCAACGGGCGATCTTGGTACCCATGTCGTCCACCACGAACGCCACAAGGTCAACGTCGGTGCTGTTCATCAAAGAACGGGACACCTTGGCAAGGGCGCGGGCGAGGAAGCCGTTCAGGCTGATCTTCTTGAACTGGCCGATGCTCGAAGTCGCCTCGGTGAACTCGTCGGCGTACTCGACCGTGATGGAGTTCTCGCTCTCGTCGTAGTACGGCAAATCGAGCTGCCCTTTGATCGTGTAGCGCGTCGCGGCGTTCAGGATCGGGCTGACGTCGTAGATCTTCTTGACGATTCGGTCGGCGATGGTCTTGGGAATGATCGCGCCGTTGGTTCCTTCGGGGCCGCCGTTGACCATGTTCACGTCTGCGGCGCGCTGGAGGGTGCCGGACTGGTTTCCCCAGCGGATGTAGCTGGCGAACGCACGGATTTCCTCGTCCTCGGTCGTGCCGGTGCCGTCACCGTTGTCCTTCGTATCGGGGATGGCGAGCTTTGCGCGCTGGTTCTCGATCATGTTGATGGTCTTGTCGAGGTCGTCGATCTCCTTTTCAAGCGCGCGGAACTTCTCATCCTCCTCGGGCGTGACGGCGCGCACCTCCTCGGCGGCCTTGTCGGTGATAGCGGTCATCTCCGCGAGCTTGGCGTTGCGCTTCTCCTTCAGTGCTTTAATCTTCATGTACGCGTTCCTCCTGTTTTCGGGCATGAAAAAAGCGCCCTTCGGCGCTCTCGTGCGTTATTGTTTTCCGCGGCTTGCGTCTACTGCGCTTTCAGCCGCTCGATGGTGCCTAGATATTCGGAAAGATCGGGGGCTTCGTGCTTCCCTTCCGCCCTCTTCTCCTCCTCGGTCGTTTCGATGCTCTCGAAGTCCATTGCCCGGTACTCGACTGGAACGGAGCCGCTTCCGTCGTCGGCACGCGTGAACACGCTCGTTGCGGAATAACACGGCAGAAGCCGTTGGTCGATAATCGAAACTTCGGTCAGCTCCATGTCCTCGATGGCGCGATGCTCCATCCCCGCAGATTCGCTTTTGCTCTGCTTCAACGGCCGAAATCCGAAGCTCCATCCCCGCAATTCTCTGTTTCGAGCTTTATCGATCACCTCTGGATCGGTGACTACAGCGCGAGCATATAGACCAACCGCATCCTCTTTGAGTTCAAGGTTCTCGCCCTCCTCGCCGATGACGCGCTCTTTGTCGTGGTTCAGAAGCATTTTGCGCTTTCCTCGCATGAGCGCGCGGGCGAAAGCGCCCGGTTTGATCGTTTCGGTGAAATAGCCGTCCTTGTCGCGCAGCACGCGGGATTCACGGGCTACCGCGTTCACGTACCCGGTAATCTCCACCGAATCAGCTCTGATGTTGACCTTCATCCTCTGTTTCACCTCCTTCGTCGGTTTGTTCCTGGACGTTTCCATCGTCAGACGCGGGCTGTTCGCCCGGTTCGTATGGTTGCAGGTCGTCAAGGTCTATCACCTTGCCCATGTTAGGTACGATGATCCTGTTCCTCTTCGCGTCGAAGAGAACGTCTTGCAACCCCATGTTGGTGTACTCCATGCCGAGCGGCGGCATGTTCTCGGATTTGCGAACCTCGTCAACCATGACGAAGCCGCCCTCTTTTGCGATTTTCCATGCCTCCCAGCGCTCTTTAACGTCGGCTTTGGTGAACTCGGACAGGTCGAACCCGAAGAAATGAGTAGGCTTTTCCGATTCGAGTAGCAAAGACCGGTTCAGTGATGCGACGAACGCGGCCAGGACGTCCATGATACAGAATCGGATGTAGTTGTCCCGTGCGTTCTTGCTCGCGTTGTCGGTTCCTCCGCTCCTGATGATTTCGGGAGGCATTTTGAACATGCTGTAGATGTCGTTCGCGTTGGTCTGCTTGTTCTCGTTCAGCTGCATTTCGGTTGAGCTAGCCGAAGCCTCCTGGAACTCCATGCCGTTGTTGAGCACTACGACGCTCTCATCTGTAGAGCCGTAGAACCGGCGCCATGCGTTTTTGAGGGCTTCCAACGCATTTTTTCCTAGCCCCTTCGCAGATTTCAGGAAGCCCCGCTTGCTCCCTCCGCGCTGGACGAGCGACCGTTCGTAGAGCATGGTCATGTACGCAACGGACAGGGCAACCTGGTTCGCCGTGATGACGCTTCGCCCGAACCGCCCGTTTCTCGTGGAACGAAGTACGCGGACAACCTGCCATTGCTCGTATCGCCGACCTCCGATCATGTACGCGACGTGCTTGAAAATCGGGTCGTAAACCTCATCCTCCATCGGGCAGACGTCTTCGGCCCGCACATAGTGGAGGCTTTCTATCTCGTTTGAGTATGGGCTTGCGTAGTTGATAAACATGTTGCCGCCAACGTCGGAACAGTAGTAGTCTTCGATCATCGCTTTTTTCATTTCAGGGCCAGTGAGCAAATCTCCCGTGTCCCCGTTCAACATGAGCACCCTGGGATCGTTCTCCAGCTCCATGACGGAATCGCCGTTCCTCGCGTACAGCTTCACAGGCAACGACGCGACCGTGCCGGATATGGTATCCACGCATGCGGCGAACGCCGGGATCGCCATTGCCTCGGTCTTCGTGATCGTGACAAGCGGCGTTGCTCCTCCAATTAGAAGGTCGTCTCCGGTTACTGATTCGTCATCGGCCGATTCAGACGCTCGGACGAAATAATCCATGATTCCCAATTCCTCACCTCCTTCCTGTTAGTACTGGCAGACGAATTCGTCTCCGAAGATGATGTCCTGCTGAAGCAGGTAGACCGCGTTGAGCAGCGCGACCACCATATCGACCTTGCCTGAAGACTTCTTCTTGTTGACGTAGCGGTTCAGGTTCGTGTCGTAGGTGCATCGCGCGTTCTGGAAGTTGATCTCGAGCAGCTTGTTGCGGACGTAGTGGAACTGGCCGTCCTCGATCTTCTCCGCCAGCAGCTTGGTCGGCGGGTGCAGCACGCTCGAATGCTGCTTGATCTCGACGCACGTGATGCCGGCCTCCTCCCATTTCTGGACGCTCGATATGGCGTTGTACCGGTCGTAGCCGAGCGACACGACGGTGCCGCCGTACTTTCGCTCGATGTTCCTCACGAACTGCTCGATCACCGAGTAGTCGACGACCATCCCGCCGCACGCGACGGCGTTTCCGGCATTGATGAACTGCTGGTAGTCCACCTTCTCGAATACGCTTTTCTCATGCTGGCGCTCGGCCGGGAAGAACGCGGTCACGTCCGCGAATATCCCGTCGTCGTCCTCGAACGCCACGGCGACGGCGCAGTTGTCGTTCGTCATGGCGAGGTCCACCCCGACGTAGAGCGACCGTCCCGAGAAGTCTATCGACTCCTCCGAGCCCTCCATAACGGCGTCTATCGGGACGTAGGATTCCGTGCCGGCTCCCTGGTAGACGATGTTGCAGTGCTTCGTGATGAAGTTCTCGCGCTTGCTCTCCACCGCGATCGCCTCTGCGCGCCATTTAATCAGGTTGTCCCATACCTTCTCGATCTCGAGCGAGAGCGGGTTTCCCTGGGCGAGGATGGCGTCGTTGTCCATCCATCCCTTGGTGTCGTCGGGCTCGTAGAGGAGGGCGAAGCACGTCTCGTCCTCGATGATGCCGTCGAGCACCTTCTTGGCGTAGGAAACCTCGTCCTCGAGCGGGTTGTCGATGGTCGGGTACTTCGTGGAGGTGCAGAAGCCGAGCGGCATGTCCACCAAAAGCTGGCCCGACCGCATAGCCTCGATGGGGTAGTTCGTCGGAAGCGCCCCGATCTCGTCCGCGATGAAGGCGTTGGGCTCCTTGCCGTCCATGCGGTTGGTCGAGTAGTTCAGCGGCTTGTACTCCGTCTTGCTGCGCTTGCTGCGTATCCAGTCGCGCCGGACGTCCAGGTCGCCGTCCAGCGCCTCGTCGTTCACGGAGATGAGAGGGTCGAGGGCCTTCTTGATCTCGCGCGCGAGGTCGCCGTCGGGAGCTACGCTGAAGAAGCGCGAGAACGGAGGCTCGAGCAGGAACAGCAGGATGAACAGGACGGCCACCACGAACGTCTTGCCGTTCTTCCGGCAGATCTCCAGGAGGGCGCGCTCGTAGCGCCGCCTCGTCGGATCCTCGCGGTGGACGCAGCACAGCAGCGCCGTGATGATGAGCCACTGGTATCCGGCCAGCGCATCGTAGATCGTCTTTCCCGTGCGCGGGCCCTTCGCCATCCGAAGCACAGACAGGATGAGGCAGATCCTTCGCAGCAGCTTCCTGTTCACGGTGTACTTCGGGTCCTCGTCGTCCCACATGCGCAGGAACTCGGCGCATTGGAGCTTCACGTAGCGCGGTGCGAGGTCGGCTCCATCGACGTCGATGTGGGGCGCCGACAGCGTGCCGTCGACTACGGCGCGCGCGTAGACGGCCGCATGGTCAATCCTCATCGTCGCCCATGACGTCGAACACCGTCACGGGCTTCTTCGTCATGCTCGCCACCTGGTCGGCGACCTTGGCGCGCGCGGCCCTCGACATTCCGAGGTCGCGCATGCAGTCGAGAGCGCTCTTCCTGCAGTGCTCGCGCGCCTGGCGCGTCTGCACGTTCTCCAGGTGCTCGAGGTCCTCGTCTATGAGCTTGTCGAGCGTCGCCTTGCGGTCGAGCGACACGACCAGCTCCTCGAGCAGGAAGCGGTCGAGGTTCGAGAGCGTGTCGGGCGGGAAGCACTCCTTCTTGATGAAGTTGTAGAGCTTCTTCCGCTCCTTCGACCAGTGCGTCGGCGGCCTTAGCTTGTCGCTCTTGCCCTGCAGGGCCTTCTCGACGCTCTTCCGAACTTCCCGCTCGTCGTTCGAGATGCGCGTGCTGTCCGACAGCATGTCCACGGGCAGCGTCGGTCTCGCCATGCGCCTCACCTCCTTCCGTGCTAGTTTGGGGAAATCTGCATGGTTAAAAACAGTCTTTGTTTCTGTGGGGGCGGCGTTGGTGTACAGCCCAGAGGGCCACAGGATCCCGTCAGGCCGGGGGGATTGCTATTCCCTGGTTCGGTATCGTTCTATCAGATCGCGAAGCGCAGAGCGGCTTATATCGCCTCGCTCCGCCTCCTCGTGGTGCATCGAGCAGAGCGTGATGCAGTTGCCTAGGTCGTTTCGGAGGTCGAAGTCCTCCTCCAACGGCACGATGTGGTGGACGCCGAGGCCGTCAGTGGTGACGTCGCCGAGCGAGCGGCACACGACGCACATGTTGAGGTCGAGGTCGCGTACCTCGTTGCGCGTGCGCTGCCAGTCTCCAGTGCTGCGGTACTTGGACGCCCTGGACTCGCGAGGCGCGTACTGCTTGCGCCTGCACTTGATGCGGCTGTCGTGGATGCGACCGCATGCAGGGCACGACCTAAGCATCAGGCTCCCGACCTGTCACTGCGTGCTTGCGCCTCACGTCGATGCACATGATGTCGCTGCAGTCGAACTTGGCGCTGACCTCGATTGCCAGCTCGACAAGGCCGCTCGGGTACTCTCCGAGGATGTTATCCGCATGGTCGGATATGTACTCGCCCGCTGCCTTGATAGCCTCGATCGCATTGTCCTTGGTGGAAAGGTCGTGATAGATCTTCATCGGCCAGCTCCTTTCGGGCAACAAAAAAGCCGCCCATTCGGACGGCTCTTTCGCTTTGTTCAACTGATTACACTATACCACAGGGAAAGCGGCGGTTTGCGGCGGACTTTGCGCCGTGCCCCGCCTTTCCACTATCTTCCTCGCACGTTCGAGCGCCTTGCGGTGGATGTCCCTCTCCTGGCGCTCGCTGTAGCCCATGTTGCTGGCCACAACTATCGGGCTCCATCCCATGATGTAGCGGTAGTGGAGGCTCTGGCCGCATGTGACGTTCTCGTGCATGACCTCCCTCACAACCGACCGCACGTCGTCCCTCACGGCTATGTAGTACTTGATCTCGTCGTCGATCTTGCGGCAGTGGTCAACCAGCTCGGCCACGCCGTCTCCCACCTTGTCCTTGGCGCCGGAAGGCCCGCTGTCCCCTCCGTAGCTTGGAGTGATGCTCATTATGTTGCTGATGATGCGCTCGTGTTCCTCCGTCAGGCTGTCGAGTTCGTCGCAAGCCTCCCTGTACCTGCTCAAATATCTCTTGATGTGCTTCGACACGCGCGTCTCTCCTTTATTCGGTTTTCAAATGTAGGCCGCTGAGGGTCGCCTCC